TCGGGCGCGGTGTTGCTGGGTGAAACGGCCTGTGCGGTGATCGCGGACGGGATGGGGACGTCGATGGACGAGCCCTTTTCGCCGGCGGTGGCCTCGTATGCGCGGTTCACATATCGGGGCATGACAGCCATCTGCCGAAGGGCGAGAAGCCCCTGGGCCAGAAGCTGAGGAACAACTTCGGTCGTGGTATTCGTGTTGGCCATTTGTGGCCTCCCTACAAAGAAACGTCAGAAGGTTGGCCCACCGGGCTCGGCCACAGAATCAGCCCCGCTGTCCCGTGCCGCAACGGCTGTCGCCGTTCGCGTTTGTGCGGGAGGGTGACCTCCCGCGTTGTCACATCTATCTTACTGTCGTACGACCACTTCTCCTGATGCGATGGCATCGAGGTTGGCCCCAAAATCGGCTGGGTCAGACCCGATGTACCTCCGCTTGGGACCTGTACCACCACCGCCGGCCCCGCCACCCTTCGAGGAGCGGAACAGATGCGGTGCTTCGTCGCTCAGGTCGTTGGCCCACTCCGAGGGGGAGAGTGCCTCACCTGGCTTTCTGCGACTGAAGATCGGAGTGTCTCCGCGGAGGGCGACGATCTCGCCGTCCTGGATCACGAAAACACCGAGTCCTCGGTTGAGGAAGTCGGGGATCGCTGCGTCTTCGACCCCTGCGGCTGTGGCTGCGGTACGAAGTGCGTTTTCGAGCCTGGTGCGCTGCAGGGACACTTGAGCCTGAGCCTCGCGGTGTGTGATCTCGTCGAGTTTCAGCTGCAGAGGGGCAACAGCAGCGGCCACCTCTGCCTTGGTCCTCTCCAGGACCAACCGAGCGACATCGCCGCCTCCGGAGATCCCTTCCTGCTCCAACTCCCGGGTCTTGGCCTGGAGTCGAGCGTATTCCGTCGGGTCGATAGTCTTCAGGGTTCTGAGCCTGATGACCGCGTCCTCGAATGAGTCCGCGCCAAGCTCCTTGAGCAACTTCACGTTGTTGTCTCGGAAACCCTTCACCTTGCCGTCTGATTCGGTCAGCTTGGCAGTGGCTGTCTGCGCGTCCGCCTTGGCCTTCGTGGCCTCTGCCTTGGCTTGTTCGAACGCTGCCCGCTGGGCTAGCGTGGTCGGGTGCTCGTCGTCCAGTCGAAGGATGTACTGCCCGGAGTTCTCGTTGATGACGTACTCGCTCCGAAGATTCTCGGGGATGTCCGTCAGAGCCTCGTATACAGCTTTCATGCACTTCCTTTCGCGGCACGGCCGCAACATGGACTGCCCAACCTGGTCAGCCCTTCATAGAGGAAGTATAGACCCCCTTGTCATGTAGAAGCAAATCCCTCAGGTAGATCCGTCGGTTCGCTGTCCTCGTCAACCCAGTCCTTCCGGGGTGCTCCGAACGCGAGATCCAGCAGAACCTCATCTTTCGGTGTAAGGCGACCGTATGGCCCATGTCCGAGTGGGCGTTCCGTCAGTTTCTTCTTTGTCATTTCTTTGCCGCCAAGTAGGCTTCCAGCCCTATGCGCGATCGAGAGCCTGGTGCTAGGTCAAATGTCATCTGCAGGCTCCCACCATACACTTTCCACAGAGACCGTCCAGTCTCAGACTTCATCAACTCGGAGATTTGGATATCCTTGGTCGGATCGAAGCCGATACGACGCAGCTCGTCGTCGATCCTTTGCTGGACACTTCTCTGCCGTTTGGCTAGCACAATGCCACCCGCATTGTCCCACGCCCGGAACCTGTCGTGCTCCGCCCGTGTGATCACTCCATTTTTGAGCGCCGCTTGGAGCACCGACCGACCTCCATGTGAAGCGCGCATCGCACCGGGACTTATTGGAGCGTCAAAGCCCATCCGAGGCCAGGTGTAATACCCGTTCCACATTTCTGCGGCAGCTTGATCAAGTTGGCCCATCGCCTCCAATCGAAGTTCGTTGATGCCGATCTCCGAAGCTCCGGCGATAGATCGCCGCATCACCTCTCGAGCAAAACCCTTCCGAGCAAAGGCTCCTCGTACCTCGAAAAAGGAGTTCTCCTGGTACAACTTAGCGGAGGCACCCCAACGGGAGGCACCCCATATACGTTCCATGTGGATGGAGTCCCAGCCCTCGGGGTTGGTCCCGAGGATCCTGACCGACATCTCCTGGCCGGTGCCCTTGATAATGATTTGCTTAACTCCATCGGGGATGTGAAAGCCCACAGCCTTCAACCGCTCGCCCATCGTGGTCCGGCGTCCGATCGTATCCACGAAGCTATTCTGAGAAAGGCCCTGGTCTAGCTGGAGGGAAAACTTGATCTTCTGGCCCTTCCACATGAAGTTTTCTGAGTGGTAGGTGATCATCGAGGCCTTGTGGTCGTTGAGAGCGGCAGAGAGGGACGTCTCGTGGGACCCAACGGTGAGCTGGCCGGGCATGCCGATGGTGTGGCGGACCTCCGCTGTACCAGGAGCGCCGGCGAACATGTCCGCCTTCGCCACTTGGATCTCCTGAAGCCTAGCCTGCTGGTCCCCTATTGCTTCCGCCTCGAAAAAGGATAGGGTGCATCGGCAGTTCGGGTGGGCCGGCGGAGCCGACACCCCGGTGGAGAACGTGCCCTCGAGGGGGCGGACCTGGCCTTCGAGCGGACGACAGACGGTGCAAGTGACCTCGTCCGCAGTGATCTTCCACTTCTTCATCGGGTTGAGGTACAACCCCGCGTCCCGCCGTTGCCGAGCTTGCTCGAGTGCCCCGCCGTTCAGTGCGCCCATCGTCTCGGTTCGCGCGATGGTCTTCGCCCGGGCCTTCAAGAGCTTGTCGCTGTACTTGTCGGCGAGCTTCCACGCTCTCCCTGGGTCGGTGCCACGAGCGATCATCTTGTTGTAGTAGGTGTTGACGGCCGCTCCCTGTGGCCCGTTCAGGCCCACCGAGGACTTGATCAGCTTGGCAGTGTTTCGAGCGGTGATCCCCTCCCGGATCGATTTGCCGATGATCCCCTGGAGCCCGGCCTTCGTTTCGGCCGACACCCGGGTGACATACCGAGCCGCTTGGCGGCCGGCATAGGCCTGCGCCATCTCGTTCTTGGCGTCAAACCGCCACCCCGAGCCCTGTACCTGCCCACCAACTTTGGTCCGCCTCGGCATACCCACTAGACTACCACCTCCGTCTTGTTCTCCTTAGAGGAACAACCCTGAGCCACCTGCCCAAAGTTCACTGACTTCGGCGTCTGTGAGTGTTCTTGACCAGATTCCCCACTCATCGATCAATCCTGCGTACGTGCCTCCTGGGAAATTGCCGAGCCTGAAAGCCCCGGTGTAGTTCGAAATACCGTTTGCAAGGGCATTGCCTATGCTCCGCGTTCCGTTGTCAAAGTAGAGAAACGCCTTGTTGATGGAGACATCGAAACCAACAGTCAGCATATGCCACACTGAGCTTGTGATAGCCGGCGTGTTGACCGAACTGGAGCCGGAGACACTGTCCCACACGGTCCATAAAGAGACCCCGCCGCCAACCTCTGAGAGCCCCCACCCAGTAGACTGATTGGTATGATGGAACTGAATATGCCCACCCGCAGCCATGTTGATCCACATGTTGAACGTAAAGCCGTCTGGCCTGAAGTCCCACGAAGGGTGGTCCGCAGACGCGAGGAATGCACCGCCAGGGAAAGAGGCGGCATCATTGTTGATGCCAGTAGCCGAAACAACCGGGTCGCCGGCCTGCGTGAGATTTGGGAAGTTCCCTATCGAGTCAACCCACGGGTCGATGCTCTCTTCCAGCTTGTAGTAGCCGAACGCTTGCTCCAGAATGGGAGTCACGGCGTCATCTGTGTAGAAATCCCTGTCGATAGCAAAGTTGCACGTCCACACGCACCGCTGATTCCCGTCGCGGGCCTGGAGCACGGGCTGCTGGGTGGCCTTCACCATCAGATACCGAGACTGAGCCAACCCGGTTCCCGGAAGGAGCTCGTTCTGGATGGTCACCAGATCCCTGTAGAGAGTGTTCATAACGGCCAGCGGCGCTTCGTAGTCTGTGGGCTCTCCCCGGACCGACACTCGGAGTGAGGGATACTCATATTGGAGCCCGGCCGATCCGAAATGGAGGAGCGGAGCCTTGCCAGCGTATCGCTGAAGCGTGATCACCTTGTTCGGGCTGTTGGGCATCTCCCCTCGGGTCACGACATAGCCCGTTATGCCGGCAGTGGCCAGCGTCGCTTCGATTCGTGTCTGGATCTCGGGCAGAAGGGTGGTTAGGCTCATGGGGTTTCCTTCGCGGCTATCTTGCCGCCGCGCATCACGGTCTCTTTGAGGATCTCCGCTGAGGGCAGATAAGCGTCAGCGAAATCAATACGTTCGATGAGGTCTCCTGCCGCGTGGTAGTCCCCTCGCTCCAGAGCGTCCTCTAGATCCGCCATCGGGATCTTCTCCCTCAGACGCTCAGCAGCCAACCGTATGGCGCGGGCCATGCGTGGCTCGATCTTGTCCTCGGCTCGGTGAAGAGCTGTGTACGCTCGGTCAGCTGGGTTGGCCATGAATGATCTCCGGGTCGTGGTCCTCGCGGATATCACGATATTGGTTCGTGCTTCGGCGTCGACCCACACATGCGAGGCACTCCTTGCCTCCGGGGACGAGCAGTGCGCAGGCGATCGGTCGGTCGTCGTACACCCTGCAACGACCCCTGCGGCTGAGCTTCGGACACCGGGAGGACACAGCGTACAACCCTGGTTCGACAAGGGTTCCGCGAATGCCCATGAATTCCTTGTCGGCCTGAGGGAAGTCCGCTCCGGGGGTGCTGGAGCAGATAACGAGCTCCTCACAGCACGCGCCTTTGCACACGCTACAGTCCACGACGTTTCCTCTCACTCGCGACGCAAGAGCTGTGCGTGTTGACCGAAAGGATCTCCCCTGTCTGCTCTGCGGTCAGTCCGCAGATGGCGCAGCGGGGACACTGAATCTCGAGCTTGATCTGGTTGTCTTTCGTCACCTGACTCCGAGGAATCCCGTACTTCCGCAGCGTTTGGTCCAGGGCCAGGATGGCCGGCCTGTCGTCGCTCATCTCATTTCCCCAATCCGCTGAGGTCGGCCGGCTCCATCTGGAACC